CCGTGTTATGCCAGGTGGCCTCCTACCTAGACTTAATTGTTATAGTCTAGGGTAAACTCCCCGGTGGGATTCAACCACCGGTGGGTACTCTTTAGTTTAACGAGAGTACCCCGCTCTTCATCTTGTTGTGGAAAAACCTCAACCATTCCGAGGAATGGCAGAGGACAGTCAAGTACGGACGACATCCCTAATAGACGGGATGATCCGCTTGACCCACGACGAAGAGCGATTGCTAGCAAGGCACTGTCCGGAGCCGGGAGGCTCTTGGGATCTTGCCGAAACACACGACATCTCAAACCTAAGTTTGCGTCTGTCGCAGTACGGGGGAACTCGCTCATAGGGAGCAACCATCCATCATCACCTTCACTACCCAAGGGTAGAAAGTAACGATGCATGGAGGTGTCACATCTTCGCGCAGCCCGCCAAGCATTTTCGAGGAGAGGCCAAAGCCCCTCTTTCGAATAGCTATAACGGATTGACGCTCGGATGAGACGGTTCCCAAGAAGAACCACCTCTATTGGTGATTCAATGAGTTCCTTTTGGTAAATAGGAGTAACACTGTGCGAACCAAAGAAATGCTCCCCGCAACTTTCGTAGAATTGTCCGCTAACGAAAGATTTCTCTTCGTTAACTTCAAATCCGACGAAATTAAGCAATTGTATTGCTTTTGCGGACAGCTCTTTGGAACAAACAATGTCATCCCCATAAACCAAAACCTCACTGCCAGGATCGAACTTATCTCTGAGCGCTGTCAAAAGGCTCCAAAACAGAAGGGTTTCAAGTTCAAACGTGAAACCATTCCCCATACTAGAAAACTTTTCTAGTCTAATATGGGTTTTGTCAGGGAGCGAAGCAGACTTAGATCTGCAACTATCTAGCGCAAGAAACCATTCGACTGGCAAGAGCTCGTAAACGAGCTCTGTAGCCACGGAATCGCTAGCCGCCTTAAGATCTAAGGTTGCTAAACCGTCTTGAAGGGCCCGACGGGCTGCTTCTTGATTGGGTACTTGTGAATCCAAGTCGATACCGTACCTCTTTAGCCTTTTCCGAAAGTATGAACCAAATCCTTTTTGAAGGAATCCGTTCGCTCTCGGCTCTTTGGCTATGACGCGGTCGGTCTTCGCGTCCTTCGGTACTGTAGTGATGATACAACCGTCAACAATGACGAGTGCATCCCTAGGTAAAACAGGGACAGGATTAATCTCATTCGGTTGAATAGAGATCACCTTGTCTTTAGTCTCTCCTAGAATCACTGACAACCAATGAAGGTCGCCCCTCAGCTCTTGCTGAAAAACAGCGCGAGCGTC